ATGACCATTTGGGACATCGGTGTGAGCGACTCCACCGCCATCTGGTTTGTGCGACAGGTTGGCGAGCAATACCACGTCATCGATTACTACGAGAACTCAGGCGAAGGCCTTCGGCATTACATGAAGGTGCTCAAGGACAAGGGATACACGTATTCCGAGCACTGGGGCCCGCATGACATCGAGAATCGCGAGTTCGGCAGTGATGCGAAGACGCGCAAGGACATAGCCCGAGAGGGTTACGAGATCGATGGCCAGGTTTACCGGATGAAGTTCCAGGTTGTCCCGAAGATCGGGGTGGACGACGGTATCGAGCAGGCCCGCGAAATTCTGTCCAAGTGCGCCTTCGACGAATCGAAGTGCGAAGAGGGCATTGCCTGCCTTGAGAACTATCGCAAAGAGTGGGACGACAAGAAGGGCTGCTGGAAAGACAAGCCGCTGCATGACTGGACGTCTCACGGCTCCGATGCATTCCGGTACTTCGCTGTCGCCAAGAGCGCAAAGAAGCCGGTCAAATCAATCAAAATGGGATTCGCACGCTAATGGCAGACGTCACATACACCCGCCCGGAGTACGACGCGGCACAGTCCCGTTGGCGGCTGGTGCGCGACGTGTGCAAGGGCTCCGAAACGGTAAAGGGGCGCGGCGATGTGTATTTGCCCAAGCCCAATCACCACGACACCAGTCCTGAGAACGTCGAGCGGTACAAGTCGTACAAGCAGCGCGCAGTGTTCTACAACGCTACAGGCCGCACGAAGCACAGCCTGGTAGGCGCCGTGTTCCGTACCTGGCCTACGCTCACTGTTCCTGGCGCGCTCGATTACGTGGCCAAGGATGTCGACGGGCAGGGTGTGAGTGTCTACCAGCAGTCGCAGTCGGTCATCGGGCATCTGCTCGAAGTCGGTCGTCACGGCCTGCTGGTGGATTACGCCGCGGTGCAGGCCGGTACGGTGAGCAAGGCGGATGAGCAGGCCGGGCGCGCCCGTGCGAACGTTGCGAGCTACCCGGCCGAGTCAATCCGGAACTGGAAGACACGCAAGGTTGGTGGTCAGTACCTGCTGAGTCTGGTCGTGTTGCGCGAAGAGGCAGACATCGACACTGATGACGGCTTTGGAAGCGAAAAGGTCGTGCAGTACCGCGTGTTGCGCCTGGATGTGGCCGGCGTATATACCCAGGAGCTGTGGCAGGAAGGCTCAAGCGAAACGGCGATGGTCATCCCACCATTCACCCCGCTCAATGGCGCTGGGCAGCCATGGCGCGTGATTCCCTTTCAGTTTCTCGGTAGCGAGAACAATGACACCAGCATCGACGACTCTCCGCTGTACGACATGGCCGTGCTGAACATTGGTCACTACTGCAACAGCGCGGATTACGAGGATTCGGTGTGGTTTTCAGGCCAGCCGCAGTTCTGGATTTCGGGCCTTGATGAGGCTTGGCGCGACCACCTTGAAGCCAACGGCATCTATGTCGGCTCCAGGGCGCCGCTGACGCTTCCGGTCAACGGGTCATGCGGGTTTGCCCAGCCTGAGCCGAACACGCTTGTAAAAGAGGCCATGGACGCCAAGAAGCTCGACATGGTTTCGCTCGGCGCCCGGCTGATCGAGCGTGGTAGCGCGGTAAAGACCGCCACCCAGGCCGATAACGACAGCGCCGCCGAACACAGTGTTCTCTCCCTGGTGGTGAGCAACGTCAGCGAGGCATACAGCCAGTGCCTGGCCTGGATGGCTGAGTTCGTGAACGCCTCGGGCGAAGCGATCTACAAGCTCAACCAAGACTTCAGCCAAATCACCCTGGATGCAACGATCCTGAGCGCGCTGTTCAATGCGGTGCAGGGCGGCAAGCTGCCAGCGGGTGACTTCTGGCAGTACCTGCGCGACCGCGGGGTGATTGACCCGGAGAAGACTGACGAGCAGATCCGCGACGAACTTGAAACGGAGAACCCTGGACCTGACTTGGATGACGACGAGGCAAACCTAAATGGCGGCAAACCAAGCAATCCTTGATGCCACCATCCGGCATGCTGTCTTCCTGGAGCAACTGAAGTCGGGGGAAGTCGCTAAGTTTGGGCCTTTCCTCAAGGAGATTGACCGCTCGATCCGTGAGCGACTGACCCGTGCCGACCTGACGGACTACACCGTCGCGCGGCTGGAACGCCTTTTGAGCGAAGTCGACAGCCTGTTGCTGGGCATCTTCGACCGGTACAGCGAGAAGCTGAACCTCGACCTGGTGGACATCGCCAACTACGAGGCCGAGTTTGAAGCGACAAGCCTGACCCGGGCGGCACCGGTAGGCGTCGCCTTTGACGCGGCTGTGCCTGGTGCTGCTGCGATTCGTGCGGTGATCCTCACAAACCCGCTCAGCGTGCGCGGTGCCGACTGCGGCAAGTTGCTCAAGTCATTCATTGAAGGCTTCACCGCCACGGAGCGGCAACGCCTCACAGGCGCGATCAGGCAGGGCTTCTTCGAGGGCCAGACGAACTTCCAGATCATCAAGAACATTCGCGGCACCAAGGCGCTTCAGTACAACGACGGCATCCTGGCCGCGACGAACCGCAACGCCGGCGCCATCGTGCGGACGGCAGTGCAGCACGTAGCCACCCAAGCGCGCATGGAGACGCTGAAGGAAAACAGCGACGTCGTGCATTCGGTGGAATGGGTCAGCACCCTGGACTCGAAGACTACCAGCCAGTGCCGCACGCTCGATAAGCGCCGGTTCAAGCTGACTGAGGGGCCCAGACCGCCGATCCACATCAACTGCCGCTCTACGATGGTTGCGGTGACGCGCTTCAGTGCGTTGTTCGCCAAGGACTCCACGCGGGCATCCATCGGCGACGGCGGTGCGCAGCAGGTGAGGGCAGACCTCAGCTATTACGACTGGCTCAAGCAGCAGCCGGCAGCGTTTCAGGACAAGGCCATCGGCCCGGTCCGCGCCAAGTTATTCCGCGAAGGCGGCCTGAGCATCGAACGATTCTCCGAGCTGCAGCTTGATCGCAACTTTTCACCTCTGAACCTTGTGCAGATGAAGGCGCTAGAACCGTTGGCTTTTGAGCGTGCTGGGTTATAGTCGTGGAGCTATCAACGACCAGGAGGTCAACATGCAACCCGAAAAAATCAATTTTTCGCTCGATCAAATTCATCAGCCCACGCCTGTTCAAGGTATCGACCTTCACAACAAGACAGCGGAAGAGTTAAAGAGCAATTTTGTCGCTTGCGCTGGAGGGAAGGTTTATTTGCTGAATGACGTTGAGTTCAAGGCCATCCAAGGATGGTTGAGCGATTACCCGAGCCGAATCCAAATAGCGGACGAAAGCGTAATTTACATCTCACCAAAGGGTGAGAAGGGCGTGATATCTATCCGCCCTTACTAGCGCTCATAAAGACACAGAGCCCCGGCATTTGCTGGGGTTTTTTTTGCCCGCAGGCAGGGCCTGCATCTAGGTCTCTGGGAGACAACCAATGCTGAAATTCCAACTGGACACCCTGGAAGGGGTAGATGAGGCCGTGCGCGCTCTTTACACCGAGAAGGACGGCAAGTTCGTACTCGGCATTGAAGGTCTGCCGCAGCAAGAAGATGTCACCGGCCTGAAAGCCAAGGTTGATGAACTGCTCGGCGAGAAGAAGCTGGCCGAGAAGAAAGCCCGCGAGGCAGAAGAACGGGCCCGCACCGAGCGTGAAGAAGCCGCTCGCAAATCCGGCAACGTCGAAGAGCTCGAAAAGTCATGGTCCGAAAAGTACAACCGCCGCGAAGCTGAGCTGAACGGCATGCTGGAACAGGAGCGTGGGACGCTGAGCACTCAGATCCGGGATCTGACCGTCGGCCGTACCGCTACTGACATCGCGTCCGCTCTGGCAATCCCAGGCAGCGCCAAAGCCCTGTTGCCGCACATCGAACGCCGTCTGAGCGTCGAGCAGCGCGACGGGAAGCCTGTTGTGGTCGTCCTCGACCAGCAGGGCAAGCTCTCTGCTGCAACGCTGGACGAGCTGAAAGCAGAATTCGCAAACGACACGGCCTTCGCGCCGTTGATCGCGGGTAGCAAGGCATCTGGCGGCGGGGCTGCTGGTGCTGGAGGTGGCGGCGGGGCCGCAAAAGGAAAAATCGGCGGCACCAAAGAGGAACGCACGGCTGCTATCGCAAGCCGGTTCCCAGATCTCCCTCAATCGTAAGGAAATAACTCATGTCCCTGTCGCAAATGCAGGTTTTCAACGAATACATCATGCCGGCGACTCTCGAGACGCTGGATCAGTATCTCGCCGCTTTCAACGCCGCAAGCCGCGGTGCAATCGTGTTGTCTCCGGACGGCTTCACTGGTGACTTCCTCCAGGAATCGTTCTTCCAGACCTTGGCCGCTGCCCAGCGCCGCGTGGATCGCTACAGTGCGAACGCCGCGGTTGCTGCCACCGACCTGACCGAGCTGAAGAACACTTCGGTGAAAGTTGCCGGTGGCTTCGGTCCGATCCGCTACGAGCCATCGCAGATGACTTGGCTGGAGCGACCAACCGCCCAGGGCATCGAAGTCGCTAGTCGCGCGTTCGCTGAAATCCTCCTGAAGGACCAGCTGAACACCGCGATCGCCGCCCTGGTCGCTGCAATCACCGCCCAGGCCTCCGCAGTCAACGATGTGTCGGCTACCGCCGGCATCACCTACGCCGGGCTGAACAATGCCCACGCGAAGTTCGGTGACGCAAGCCAAAACCTGGTAACCCAGGTGATGCAGGGCACCAGCTACCACAAGCTGGTAGGTCAGAACCTGGCGAACCAGCATCAGCTGTTCCAGGCGGGCAACGTCCGTGTGGTGGACATCCTCGGCAAGATCTCCGTTGTGACGGATGCTCCGGCGCTGATGCAGGCCGGTACCCCGAACAAGGAGATCATCCTGTCCCTGGTGCAGGGCGCTGCACTGGTCCACGACGGCCGCGACATCATCAGCAACGTCCAGACCACCAACGGCAAGGAGCGTATCGAAACCACGCTCCAAACCGATTACACCTTCGGCCTGGGTCTGAAGGGCTACACCTGGGACACCACCACCGGCGGCAAGTCGCCAACCGACGCCGAACTGGCGACAGGCTCGAACTGGGATAAGACAGCCACTTCGATTAAGCACACGGCCGGCGTAGCTTTGATCGGCGACGCTTCCAAGTAATCGCCGACAGGCATCCGTGCTGGCGGGGTGCCCCCATGCGCTCCGCCTATATGTCGCATCCCGCGTGAATCTTTCTCTTTGACTCAAGGTAGGCGTTCGCGGCTTCTTCCTCTGTCTTGTGGTATCCGAGGAATATGTATTTGCCTGCGTGATAGATTTTTGCCCTCCAGCGGCCATTGAAAAACGACACCCCGATGTGCGTACTCGAAGTATTTCTGGTGTGGGCCTGTCTTTGGTTTTGCTGGTTGACGCAGGAAATGCCAGGTCGGAGATTGTTGATTTTGTTGCCATCCTCAACCCCTCTGATGTGATCGACAACATCAGGAGGTGACTCCTTGTAGTGAAGGAGCCATGCAAGTCGGTGAGCCGTATAGGTTCTTCCGTTGCATGTGATTTTTATGTACCCCCTGGAGTCCTTCCAGCCCGCCTCGCTTCCAGCCTTGGCCTTTCCTCTGGAATGTTTCCAAGTTATGGAGCCGCTGTCCTTGTCGTAATCAAGCAGCGAAGAAAGGTATGCGTAATCGAAGTCACTTCTCGCTTTCATGTCCGGCATCCGTAATGTCCCAACTGCAATTGTATGCCTTTAGCTACAGGTAAGACGAGTAATTGGGACACTCCATGCGCGACCAAAAAGGAAACTCGCAATGAGCAAAAAGAACATCTGGTATTTGCCCGGTCCCTTTCATCAGTACTCCGAGGACATCAAGGCGCTGGCCAAGGAAGCAGGCCTACGCATCATCGACGCAAGCGTGACGGCGAGCCGTGAAGGCGCTGCCGAGGATGTCCCGGCGGTGACGATCAAAGAGCTGCCTAAGGTTCTGCTGATCTCTGGTGACAATTCCAGCATCGATATCGACGCCCTCCGCTCCGAGCTTGAATCTGTCGGCCTGATCGTCGAGTCATTCGCTGATCAAGAGCTGGCGCGCCCCGAAGGCGAACTTGGCCCTATCGCTGACCGCCTGTTTCAGGTGTTCGAGGCGGTAAACGCCGGCGTAGAAAGCCTCATCCGCGAGCGTGATGGTGAAGCTGAAAAGGCCAAGACTCTGCAGCATCAGGTGGATGATCTGCTCCAGCAAGCCGCCAAGGCTCGCTTGGACGACCCGGACGCGAAGGAAATCGCCGACCTGAAAGCCAAACTCGACGAAGCGAAGGTGCCGTACCGGGCCAACGCGTCGAAAGAATCCTTGGAAAAGCTCGTCGCTGATCTGCCCAAGGCCTGATAATGCTGGCTGTCGGTGACCCGGCGGCCAATCTTCAAACCATTCCAGCGAGTTGACGCATGACACTCATCATCGAGGACGGGCAGGGGCTTCCCGACGCCGAAAGCTACGCGAGCGCCGAGGACCTGGCCATGTATGCCGTGAAATTCGGCACGGTCATCCCTGGGGGCGTACCAGAGCAGGAAGCGTTGCTGCGCCGGGCCGCTCTGGCGATGGATGGCATGATCTGGAAGGGGCGCAAGACCAGCAGCGAGCAGGCGTTGTCCTGGCCGCGCCGGGAAGTGCTGCTGGATCACGAGATCAAGCCGAACAACTACCTGCCGGCGCGGATCCAGTACGGGCAGATGGCCCTGGCCGCCGAAATCCATCAGGACGATATCGACCCGGTGGAGAAGCGCAAGGGCGCGGTTCTGCTGGATCGTGTCGAAGGTGCGGTGACGCGGCAGTACGCGGCGATCCCCAACACCAGCAACCGGCTACTACCAGCGGCACCGGATCGGCCAAGTGCTACGCAGTTTGCGGATTACCTACAAAAGCGCGGGCTGTTCGCCGTGCGCGCATAGCCACAACGGAGACCACCATGGCCACCTTCTACGACGAAATGGCCGTGATGGCTATGGAGATGATCACAGAGTTCGGCCAGCCCGTGACTATTTGCAAGACGGAGCCAGGCGAATACGACCCTGAGCTGGGCGGTGAAGCGCCAGGTGCAACCGTTGAGCAAATCGCCCAGGGCATCCTCCTCGACTTTACCGGCCTCGAATTTCAAAACAACAGCCTCATCCGGCAGGGCGACAAGAAGCTCAAGATTGCCGCGAACGGCTTGGCCTGGGTGCCCGGCCTGCTCGACAAGGTGATCGCCCAGGGCCGCACCTGGTCAATCGTCCCTCCGCTGAAGGAGGTCAACCCTGCTGGCACTCCGATCCTGTATGAACTGCAGGTACGGTCGTGAGTCGGGCAGGCGCCGGACAATCCGGCAGCTTCGCCCTGAGCCTGGCCGAGTTCGCCGCTCAGGCCAGCGAAGCCATCGACGCGAGCGTACGTGAGATCATCATCGAGGTTGGCAGCAGCCTGATCCGTATGTCTCCTGTGGGCAACCCAGAGATATGGGCACAGAACGCCGTAGCGACCCAGTACAACAAGGCTGTCGACGAGCACAACAGCGCTCTGCGCAGCGATCCGACTAACCTCACGAAAGGTGGCAGGCTCAAGAAGGGCCGCAAGCTACACGACGGCATGGATGTTATCGCCCCAGAAGGCTATGTCGGCGGCCGGTTCCGGGCGAACTGGCACATCTCGCTCGGCGTGGTCGAAAACGTCACATTTGACGAGGTAGACCCCAGCGGCGCCGAAACCACTGCTGCGCTCGTCGCTGCAATGAGCGACTTCACCGCCGGCCAGATGGCCTACATCATCAACAACTTGCCCTATGCGATCCCGCTGGAGTTCGGCCATTCGACCCAGGCCCCTGGCGGCATGGTCCGGGTAACCGTGGCTCGCTTTCAGCAGATCGTGGTGGAGGCCATAAGGAAGAACCGGGTATGAGTCACGCAATCATCGCTTCGATCTACGAGGCCAAGCTCATCGCTTGGAGCGCTGCCAGGTCGGAGAAGCTGAAGATCGTCTTCGAGAACACGGCCTACACGCCGGCGGCGGGCGAGACCTACCTGCGAGCCTTCACGATCCCG